CCATAAAAACGGACTGGTATGATTTTTGCATTTTTAAAGTATAACCAATTAAAATAAGATAAAATGACATCAATTAAAGAAACAGCACAGCAGATTAGAAAAGAACTTAAAGAACTTGGATATAATTCAAACAAGTTATCAGTAAGAAGTGGATATGCAGGATTTTCTGCTTTTGTAAATGTAATTATTAAGTTCCCAGTTAAATGTACGCTTAAAGAACTTAGAGAAAGAGAAGATATAAAGAAAATCAAAAGTATCATCAAGAAATATGAAAGCATTGACAGGTGTGAAGTAACAGGAGAAACTCTTATGGGAGGAAATACTTACATTACTTTGTCATATGATGGATATACAGTTTAAAAAATAAAAACAGATTAATAAAGTTGGGAGTGGTCAGAGATGGTCACTCCCAACACTTATTTGGGATATGTCTGTCATATGACAAAGTGACAGAAGTATGACAGTTTTGTCAGTTCTTGATATGACAGAAGTATGACAATTCTGCCACTTTGTCATATCGAAATGTCTCTGATACCCATCACAACGCCCTGGCACGGCATTTGTATTAAATAAAGTATAAAAGATAGAAACAAACATTTTAAAAGTAAGATAAAATTTAAACTATGAAAACAGAAGAAGTTAAAATTGGAGAGAAAGTGGTAAGAGCAAGAGGTAATAATGTAGGACTTGTAGGAGAGATCATTGATTTTAAAGAGCCAAGAGTACAAATTAAGTGGGAAGATTCTTCAAGAACTTGGGTAAACATCTCACAACTTGAACTTGAAAGCATACCATACGAAATAGACATGACTAATGCAGGAAGTTTTGACAGATATGGTAAACTAATAAAGCCAAAATACAGAAAATTATAAAATAAAAATAATCAATCAACTTTAAATAATCAATTAAAATGAACACACAACACACAGAAAATCTAAGACAAGCAGTAGAAATCATCGAGAGTGAGTTCTCTTTCATTAAAGATTTAAAACTTTACTATTACAAAAATATTATTGATGGTGGTTTTTGGTACAGAAAGATGGATAATGGATTTGGAGAAATTATAGACAGTCCAATTGTTCCAATTAGTTTCAAATACTCTGATACTACACATGTAGGAGGTTCTTCTACAATGCATTATGGGGTAGAGGATATTGTAAATTATCTTAGAGAAACTATTAAAAATGGACTTCTTTTTATGAAATATGCAGATGAAGAAATAGCAAGAGAAGATGAAGAAGAGGTTGAATATAGATATGATTATGATGCTATCTTAAATTAATCAATTAAAAATTTACACAAATAAGTTTAACAAATAAAAATTTAGAAAACATGGTTAAGTACAAAAAAGGAATGGACATTCAAGAACTTGCAAAAGAATTTTATACAACAAGAACAGAAACTGCATTTGCAAGACTTTACAAACAAATTTACAATCTTGGTTATAGAGTATCTTACAACATACTTAAAAATCATGATGATGCAGTAGACAATCTCAATGTCTGCTTTGTCAAACTCTATGAGGATAAAAAATATGTCTTTGATGAGACTAAGAAATATGTAAGTTATTTCATGGTGGTTGTAAAGAATGAAGCCCTAAGAACATACAACAAAAACAGAATTAGAAACTTGGGAGATGATGAATATACAGCATCATCTGGAAATAAAAGATTTATCACAGAGTCTTCTATGTTTACAGAAAGCAACGGAGATGATAATGATGGAGTTTTCCAAATGCTCTTAAATGAAAAATATGGAGGAGAAGAAATGGATATCTTTACAGGAGAAATTCCTTTCTATGAAAGTGAAAAAGCAACTGCTTCAAGAATAGATGATATGATAGATTCTATGTTTCAAGAGGGAGAGTATGATGCTGAAATAATGAGAAAACTTCTTTTTGAAGATGCCTCAGTATCAAAAGTAGCAGAATCTTATGGATTCCCAAGCAGAATTACAATCTCTTCAAGAAAGAGAAGAGGACTTGATAGACTTAGAAAAGTTCTTGAAGCAGAGAAGAGATTTGACCAAGTTCTTGATGGTTATTCTGATATAAATGGAACAATTAGAAAAAGTCATAAAGGTCAAGTTGAAATGGAGGGTCAAGTAATAGATTCTAAACTTGATGGTATGATTAGATACTTTAAAAATGGAGAACTTTATGTAGAATGTGAATACTTGCTTGGAAAGAAACATGGAATTTACAAAAAATACATCGATAACAAAATGGTACTTAGAGGATTCTATGAAGATGGAGAACAAACAGGAATTTGGAAAGTACAAGGAGTAGAAGTCAATATGGACAAAAAAGTATCAAACATGGGTATTCTTGACCTTATGTACAACTTACTTAAAGCATAAAGAAAACAGATAAAAATACTTCATAAAAGCGAGGAGG